TTATTGTGGCTTTTCCTGTTGGGAATTCTTTAATAATTAATTCACCTTCTAACTCAGGAACTACTTTTTCTACTTTATCTTTATTTTCTAAAATGTGATTTACAGGGATACGAGTGAAATATGCATCATATCTTCTTCCAATATAATCTTCACCTAATTCTAAAGTATAATGTAAAACATTATAATTATGTTCAACCGCAAAACCACCTAATGCAACTAATGACCAAGATTTTCCACCTCCAGGATTACCAAATATTAATCCAAAATCTCCATTACCTAAACCACCTTGTAACAATTCATTTATTTCAGGCCAAGGTGTAGGTACAACTTTTCTATTATCTTCTCGATATCTAGATTCAACATCTTTATTATATTCATGTCCTATATTTTTATCTTGGCCGGCTTTCATTGCATTTTCAATCATTACTTTAATTGAATCATAATCCCCAGCTTTCAATAAATCTACACTATTTAATAATGCTTTTTTTAGTTGTTGATTTTTGCAAAATGTAGAAAATTCTTCTTGAACGTACTCTAAATCACTGATGTCGGCTTGGTAAGCTGCTCGTAATTGTTCTTTGACTGATAATTTTAAGACGTCATTTTCAAGCTTTTTCATTTCTACCTTTAAGACTTCCATGGTAGGTGAAGTGTGGTATTTTTGGTAATAGTTTAGGATCTCTTTTATAATCCATTTATGTGCTTGATTCCCAAAATGTTCTTCATCTAGAATATCATGTATGTTTACAAGAAATTCTTTATGGGTTAATAGTGAGGAGATTACTTTGATTTGGAAGTCTGTTCCGTACTCTTCTATTGATTGTAACGTCATTTTTATAACTTTTATTTAAATATAACAATTTATTATTTTTTTTCCAATAAATCTTTAAAAATATCTTTAACCCAAATATCTACGTTTCGAATTAAATTACCTAATTGATCTTCGTTACACATCTTAATAAATTCTGATGGGAAGTAATTTAATGTAGTGTTTTTAATGAATTCATCTATAAAGATTTTATCTTGATCTGTCATCATGGGATTAGATAAATCCATTATTTTGTATTTGTTTTCTAAATCTTCTACATCATGTAATACTCTTGCATACACAACATGTTCTTTTAATTTAGCTTCAGCAATATCTAACAAATCGTCAAAAGATAAATCCTGTGTTGCTAATTCAGGAAATTTTTTGAGTAATCCTTTTGGGCCCAAGCCTTTAATACCTGTGATTTTATCAGAATTATCCCCCATTAAAAGTTTATATAAAAGAAAATTATTAGGGCTAACACCAAATTTTTCTTTAACAACAGATTCTGTGAAATATTCCCGTTCTATTGGTCTATAAACAATTACTTGTTCAGTAATTAATTGGAGATAGTCTTTATCACTTGATACTATAAATACTCTATCTTTAGGATGAGTAGGTAGAGTTGAACTTAAATAAGCAATGATATCGTCTGCTTCTACTCTAGATAAAGATACTGTTTTAACAGGAAGAGTTTTTAAATACTGTATGATACGGATAATTTGGTCTACTTTTGAATCATCTTCTTCTTCTAAGTTATCAAATAATTCATGTTTTGTAATTCGAGATGTATTTCTTTTTGATTTATATTCAGGTATAATATTCTTTCTATTATTAGAAGAACCTACACCATCAAATACAACATAAACCTTAGTAGGTTGGATTGTACGAATTAAAGCACCTAAAGAACGAAAAAACCCTCCTAAACCTCCAATATGAACTCCGTTTGAGTTAACAGTGTTTATAGCACTAAAGTTTCTAAAAAATAAATTCAGCCCATCTATTAATAAGTAACGTTCATATGTTGGTAATTCTTCTCTATCTTTTTGTACATTATTAAGGAGGTCTAAGAGGTCTTTTCTCATAATTTAATCTTCATTTTCAAATAAGTCTGGTGTGGGTGCTTTCTCATCCCATTCTGAGTTATCTTCTATCACATTGTATTCACCTTGTCCTAGAATATCAGTCCACTCATGTGAGTGTTCTTTTTTGTATTTGTCTACAGCTGTTGGTTTATCAGGGATAAATCCATGTACTGTGCTGACAATAGTTCCCAATGTTGTAATACCATTAATATGGTTTTTATCACAAGCAATTTTGGTACGTAATGCGAACTCAACTTTTTTCTTATCCTTTTGAGCACTAATTTTAGATGTACCAGCGTTTGTAACATTTCCAAATGTTAAACAAAGTGAAGCATCATAGTAAAATGTATCTCCACCTTTGTTTGTCATTCTAGGTTGTGACATAGGAGTTAAGGCAGGAGCAACACCTACTTTGTTCACAATAAACAAGGTATTCGTGTATTTTGAGCTTTCCTTACGGGACATTACAATCTGTTGATTAATAAAATTTCCGAATTGAGTTGCAATAGCTCCTGCGTTCCACATCGGGTTATTTTTACCTTGTTCATTTGATAACTGGCATGGAATTGAACCTACTGAGTCCCAGATGAATAGTAAGTCATATGGTAAATTACCTTTCTTTTGTTCTGTTAAAAGATCAATGATGAAATCAGCAATATCTTCAATTGAATTTAATGTGCTTCTATCTCGGTAAATAAAGAACCCAGTTTGATCAACAATTTCACCTGTTTCTTCATCCACAATATCTTCAATTTGGAACCCCATTGTTTTCCAGTGGTTCCAGTCATGTTTCATCTCAGTAATGATTAATACAGGCAATACTCCCATCTTTTGAGCATTAACTGCTACTTCGATAGTTGTAGTTGATTTACCAGTATTACTTTTACCTCGAACCATTGAAATATGACCTAAAGGAATTCCAGGGATAGATAATGCTTCTTGTAACGCAGATGAAAATGGAACCCATCTTTGTTCTTTAAATTTAACGTTGGACGCTAAACCCTTATTTGCTTTAAATTTGTCTAAACTAAAGGCGGTTTTCAGTTCTCTGTCCGCCGCCTCTGTTAGCGATTTTCTTGTTTTAGCCATAACTTGTTTCGCTTAATTAAAATGGTGCATTTTCGTCATCATCGTCAAACAATGAATCGAATTTTTCTACTGGTTTTTTAACATTCTTTTTGGCTGATAGACTAAAGTTTGACTTTGGTTCGTCTTCTAGCTCATCATCGATTGTTTCTACGAGCTCAGGGGTAAGAGTATCTTCTTCCTCAGGTTCAAGAAAATCTTGAAGGATTACTTTTAAATCATCAAATGATTTTTTGAATTTACCTTGAATTTCAAGAATGTCTGGTTGGTTTTCTAGCCATTCCTCGATTTGTTTAGCGTCTTTTGATAAAGGAGATTCTTTACGTTTAGGGCGCATATTGGCAATTTTAAATCCTTTTCCTTTATCATTCGGGACAGCTTCAAGTGTGAAGTCAAATCCTTCATTGATGTCAGTAAAGTCACCATAGTCTTCATCATCGGCTAGAGCCAACAATTGCATATAAATTTCTTTACCGAATTCCCACATACGAACTCCTTTATCTTCTTCACCTCGAACAACAACAGGTGCAAAAATTCTCATTTTAGGATCTAACTTTTTAGCTAGTTTCCAATTATCAGAATCATTTGTCCCTCTTAATTGTTTTGCAAATTCAACAATTGGATCTTTTTCACCCCAGTTTGTTAGAGCGTAAATAGGGAATTTTGAGAGGCCGTAATGAAGATAAACTTCTGTAAATGGGTTTTGTTTGTCCATTTTAGATGGAACGACTCGAATCTCATACTTGCCTTCTGCTTTGGGTTTCCATAGGTACATACTGTAGTCTACCTTTTCTTTCTTTTGCCCGCTTGATTGTAAGGCCTGCAATTTGCTTTTGATTAGATTTACATCCATGTGTATATTGATTTATTGATTACAACTTTAATATAAAAAAACTTAATTAAATAACCAAATTATTTTTAACTAGAAAATAGTACTTTATCAGACTACTTAACTACCCCCAACCTCTTCAATTTTATACTTCAACTATCCTAAAAATTCTAGTATTAAGCTGCTTTAATTCGTTATGTTGAGTTAGGAGTATACAATTTTTATAATGCTGCCAATCTATAGTGAAATTAGTGTCCACTACTCCGTTATTTAAACTTTTAATAAGTTGATTAAGGGCATTTATTGTATAAAGAGAATTTGTTTCTTTTTTCCTGTGGACTAAAATAGTGTTTTCAGGGATATCATTTATATTCCCTTGATCTACATTGTATGTGACAGCATATTCATTATTGCTTTTAATATGTAAAACAAACATTTTATTATATAAGATATCATATTTCTTAGTTAACTTAGATAATAAAATATCTAAACCATCAAGGGAAGTAAATGTACAAAACAATCTATTATTCATCGAAGTAACATCAATTGATTCAAAATCATACTGGTGATACATATATGGAGGGTATTCTAGAGTTTTATTCATAATTTTATTTGATATTATTGTAGTTTGTGCCTTTTTTAAATTTAATTTGTAAATTCTTTTCTTTAAATATTTCTAATATTTGGGCAAATATTTCCTTTTCTCCTTTATCTACATCAAATAAAAATGAATCGTAAACATATAATACAAGTTTAGTATTTTTCCCTCGCAATATTTTAAAAATCTCATACAATATAAGAATATTATTTGCAGTCTCCAAGTTTTGTAAAACATAATTTAAAAGCTTTTGAGGATTCATATCCTCCATTTCTCTTTTTATAAATTTATGGTCTGATATTGGGCATACAGTGTATCCAAGACTATTAAAATGTTCCCATAAATTATCTATATATGATTGTGCTTTTTGAAAAAACGGAATATCCCTGTATTCTTTCCAGATTCCACCGTAAAGCTGTTTAAATGTAATTTCTTTTGCTTGGGTATAGTCCACGTTATACATTTTAGCAAAATCCCCATGAATATCATCACTATCAAAAGTGTAATCCAATAAATTAGCAAGAAGGGTAGGATGATAAGCGGAAATATCCATTTCCAAAAAAAAGTTGTTGCGGGGGATGAAACATTCTCTTTCTCCATTATCTTTATTTAAAGCTGAAAAATTTATGCCTCCAAATGTGTTTGAGGGGCGTGTTGTTAGTGTATTTAGGTTATATTGAGTGTATATAAATTCGTCTACTTCTTTATCGTAGTATTGTTTAAATTTGGTTTGGTCCACTTTTATACCCGCTCGTTCTAATTGATTAAATACTAATGCTGCTTTATTGTAAAACGGGTTTATTCTTGTACTATCAAAGTTTGCAAAGTTTTGTTCACACACCTCATAATGTTTTACTATAGGGACAATTGTATTCAAATTTTGTAAATTTGGATATCTATTATAAATTTGTGTGTGGGCTTGTGTTAATTGAGGTATATACGTATGTAAGGATGGGGAGGGTTGGTGGCAATGCTTG